AAACAGATGAGACTTGTTATAACTACTAATGCTACGCTGACTCCAAAGATGGGTAAACATGGAGATGTGTTTGATTATGTTCCTTATTTTAAAGATTGTCAAATGAATGTATCTATAGAATGTTGGGGCGAGAAGAACAATTATATTAGATTTCCATCTAAGTGGGAAAAGATTATGGAGAATGTTGAAAGATTTTCCAAGATGCCCAGAACTAATATAATGTTTGCAACTTGTGTGAGTTCTTTAACAATAGGATATCTCCACGAAATAGCTGAAGGCGTTGATGCCCTGATAGAAAAACAACCAGATATATTTAACGATTTTGCAACTGGCAGTTTGGTTATTGGAGAACCTAATTTATACACGGTAACAGCAATACCACTCGATATTAGAGAATTGTATTTAGAAAAAATATATAAACATGCTACTGAACGACACATTAAAACATTTATGAAACTGGCGAACTACTTAGAAGACATGCCCTTTGTCGAAAACCTACATAATAGGATGATGATTGATGTAGCAAAACGTGATAAATTTCGGGGAACGGTTTTGACAGATGTTTTTCCAGAGTGGGAACCATACTATGAAAAACTTTAAACAATCTGACTCTTTGTGGTCACAAGAAACTATCCACGACATATATAAGCAATAGTAATGCATATATCAAAGAAGAACGAAGTTTATCTAGTTCTAGATGATATGACAGATTCTACTCGACAAGAGCTAACTTCATTTTTTGAGTTTGAGGTTCCCGGCGCAAAGTTTATGCCCATGTATCGTAATCGTATGTGGGATGGTAAAATACGATTATTCTCTCCTGCTTCGGGAGAAATATACGTTGGATTGCTTGAATATATAAAATCATTTTGCCAGAAAAATGCAATTGACTATATAATAGAAGAAGGAGTAGAAAATGAGCGGAATATTGTACGCGATGTGGTTAAAAACTTCATCAGAAGCCTTAAACCCAAATCTCAGGGCAAATCACTTAAAGTGCGTGATTACCAAATTGATGCAGTACACCATTGTATTGCCAGAAATCGCGCTCTTATCGTTAGTCCTACTGCTTCGGGCAAATCACTAGTAATATATTCTATAGTTCGCTACTACCATATGATGGGATTAAAAACCCTTATACTGGTTCCTACCACCTCATTGGTGGAACAGATGTATAAAGATTTTGAAGACTACGGTTGGAGTTCTGGCACATACTGCCAGCGGGTATATCAGGGTCATGATCGAAAAGTAACTAAGGATGTTGTAATATCCACTTGGCAATCTCTTTTTAGAATGCCAAAGAAATATTTCGAACAATTTGGTTGTGTTATTGGTGATGAGGCGCATATGTTTAAAGCAAAATCTTTAACAGGCATCATGACCAAGTTACACCAGTGTAAGTACAGATTCGGTCTTACAGGCACTCTAGACGGCACCCAGACGCACCAACTTGTTTTAGAGGGACTATTTGGTCCAGTTGAAAAAGTAGTGTCTACAAAGGCGTTAATTGAGAATAAATCACTAGCAGACTTGAAAATCAAATGTGTTATTTTAAAGCATCCTAATATAAGAGAAAGGATGGATTATTCAGAAGAGCTACAATATATTGCAGGAAATGCTGAACGCAATACGTTCATTAAAAACCTGTTAGTACATAGTAATGGGAACACTCTTTGTTTGTTCCAGTTGGTAGAAAAGCACGGAAAAATACTTTATAAAGAGGTTAAAGAAAATACTAATAGAAAGGTTTATTTTGTCTACGGTGGAACACCTACAGACGTAAGAGAAGAGATTAGAGGTTTGGTAGAAGATGATACAGATGCAATCATTATTGCGAGTTACGGTACATTTAGCACTGGTATTAACATTCGTAATATTCACAACATCGTGTTCTCATCTCCTTCAAAGAGTAAAATTCGAGTCTTGCAATCTATCGGAAGAGGTTTGCGGCAAGGTAATAATAAGGATTCCGTTTTAATTTTTGATATTGCAGATGATATATCTTATAACGGTAGGGAAAATTTTACTCTACAACACTTTAAAGAACGCATAAATATATACAACGAGGAGCAATTTAACTACGAAATTAGCAGGATAAAACTAAAATGAATGATACAACATACAAAGTTTTAAAACTAATAAGTGGTGAGAATATTATTTGTGAAATGAGCATAACACAAGATGGATATGAAATCTCGCATCCTTTGCTTATGCAAGTAGTGCCTAAGTTTCATGAAAAGGGAATGACCGAATCTCTAGGTTTGACCCGCTGGGTACAACCATTTACAAAACAAACATATTTTTCAATAAATAAAAATCATGTATTATTGGAATGTGATGCTGCACCTGATTTGGCAAAGTATTATGAATTTGTTATGGATAAATTTGAAGATGATATTTTATCCCGTACTATTGAACCCGCAGACGAATATATTGAAATTCTAGAAGAACTAGATGAAGACGAAGAATATACAGTACATTAATTAATACTTAATCTATTCCTTGAAGACTCAGCATAGTTAATATACGTCATTTTGAGGTAGGAGTCAAGTCTCTTTTAAATAAAAGTTATTATAAAAAGGGTATTGACAATATAAACCCAGCATGTTATGGTATATAAACTTATAAATTACTAGGAGTAATCATGGCAAAAGCAAAAGGTGAACATTACGTTAGCAATCCAGATTTTCTGGTTGCAATGGTTGAGTGGAAAGAAAAGTGTGCTGAAGCAGAGGCGGCAGAAATGCCTCGCCCAGCAGTAACAAATTATATTGGTGAGTGTTTTCTGAAGATTGCCACGCACCTTTCATATAGACCTAATTTTATTAACTACACATACAAGGATGATATGGTTTCAGATGGCATCGAAAATTGCTTACAATATGCTAACAACTTCAATCCAGAGAAATCGAAGAACCCTTTCGCATACTTTACTCAAATCATCTACTACGCATTCTTGCGAAGAATTGCAAAAGAAAAAAAGCAATCCCACGTTAAAAACAAAATAGTAGAAAAATCAAACTACGAAGCATACACCCAACAAAGTTTTGATGATACAAATTATTCTATTACCAATAGTTGGTCTATTGATAATCTTCCAGATGAGGATGTTTATAAACCGAAGAATAAAGGCGGTAAAGAAAAAGTGAAGAAAGGTTTGGAAAAGTTTATGAATGATGATGATATTGAAAGTGTTTCGCCGCAGGATATTGTTGGTGTGGCAGAGTTAGGTGATGAGCGTTGAAGATTGCAATTATAACTGACACTCACTTTGGTGCTAGAAATGATAATCAAAACTTTAATGATTACTTTTACAAATTCTATAACGATATATTTTTTCCAACTCTGGTAGAGCGAGGGATTACAACCTGTGTTCATATGGGTGACGTTACAGATCGTAGAAAATTCATTAGTTTTAAAACTGCCAGCGATTTTAGGCAGAAGTTTATTAACCGATTTGCTGAATTGGGAATTGACCTTCATCTTATTATTGGTAACCATGATACCTTTTATAAGAATACCAACGAAGTCAATTCAATGGAAGAACTTGTAGGTTCTGATCGATGTAAAATATATACTGGACCCGAAGTTGTTGATTTCGATGGTGTGCCTATTCAATTCATACCGTGGATTAATGATGGAAATTATGCTAAATCTATGAAGGCACTAAGCAGTTCCCCTGCACAGATTTTAATGGGACACCTAGAGGTAAATGGTTTTGAGATGCATAAAGGTTATATGGCAGAAGGTTCCTATGATAAGGAATTGTTTAGGCGGTTTGACCTATGCTTTAGTGGACACTTTCATCACAAATCCGATGATGGTCACATATACTATCTGGGTACTCCATATGAGATTACATGGAGTGATTATGATGACCCAAAGGGGTTTCACATCTTTGATACAGAGACACGAGAACTAGAGCGTATTGTAAATACATATACTCTTCATGAGAAGATTTTCTATGATGACACGGTAACAGATTATAGTAAAGTATCGGTGGATAGTTACAAAGATAAATACGTTAAACTCATTGTGGTCAACAAGAAAGACCTTTACGGGTTTGATAAGTATACTGACAGGTTGCTCAAGGCAGACGCATTTGAGGTTAAGATAATTGAAGACTTCTCTGAGTTGGATGCTGGGAATGTATCTGATGATATTGTGGAGAACACTGAAGATACGATGACGTTGTTGGAGAAGTACATTGACCAGTTAGATGTTACTTTGAGTAAGGATCGATTGAAAAATACAATGCGGTCATTATACACAGAGGCACAAGATTTAGAAATATGATTATTAATACATTATGGGGCGAAGAGGAATTTATAGAAACTAAAACTTGTAGACGTTGTAGTCAAGTAAAAACTATAGATAATTTTGAAGTCAATAGAAAATTTGCTTCTGGTGGTATCGCTAGGAGAGCATATTGTATAGATTGTGGTAAGAAACAAAAGCCTATTGCTAACAGAAAGTATTATGAAAAAAAACCAAAGGAATTAGTTTGCCCAACTTGTGGTGACACAGTGACAGGGAATCATAATATTGTTTTAGATCATAATCATACTACAGGTCAAATAAGAGGTTATATTTGTGATAATTGTAATACTGGAATGGGTCGCTCAAAAGATGATGTTAAAATATTACAAAATTGGATAGAATGGTTAAATAAATGATACATTTTGAGAATGTGAGATGGAAGAATTTCCTATCAACTGGTAATAACTTTACAGAAATTCAGTTAGATAGAAGTTCAACAACATTAATTATTGGCGAGAATGGTGCGGGTAAGTCTACCATTCTTGATGCATTATGCTTTGCTTTGTTTGGCAAACCGTTTCGTAACATTAACAAACCTCAACTGCTGAACTCTGTCAATGGCAGCGCAGCACTGGTTGAGGTGGAGTTTCGTATTGGTTCCAAGAAGGTTATGGTTAGGCGTGGAATCAAACCAAACATATTTGAGATTTATATCAATGGCAAGATGTATAATCAGGATGCAAATGCTCGTGACTACCAGAAGTATCTTGAGCAGCAAATCCTAAAATTGAACTTCCGTAGTTTTACACAGGTTGTTATTCTAGGTAGTTCTACTTTTATTCCCTTTATGCAACTGAAGTCAAAAC